TTTGCAAAAATAATCACATGGCGCGATTCTGCTGGTGATTTAATAAACCTGACTGGATATACCGCCCAGATGCACCTTAAAAGGGCTGCTAAAGACTTAAATTCTCTTTTTGAACTCACCAACGCAAATTCTAGAATCACTTTAGGCGGGGCAGCAGGAACGATTGCCCTATCAATATCCGCAGCAGATACAGCCGCCCTATCTGGCGAGTATGTTTATGATCTGGAATTGATAAACGGAACAGTCGTAAAGCGTCTTTTACAGGGGCGTATTTTGATAGATGCCGAGGTCACAAAATGACAATAACTGTTACAGACGATGGGGATTTGGTTGTAGTAAATGAGGAAACTTTAAATATTACAGTTTCAACTATTTCGGATGATTTATCGTTTACCGTTGTTTCTGATTTGTTATCCGTAACCGATCAATCCGACAATTTAGAAATAATAGAACAAGTTGATATGATAACTATCATGGATTCATCATCATCTGGTTCAGGTTCATCAAATTCATATTTTCCATCTGGCTGGTAAAGGAGCTAAAAATGTCACTAGGTAATACAACTGAAAACGATATTATGACTTACATATTCGATACAACTGCCCCAGCTTGGGCTGCTAACGCTACTTTCTGGGTGGCTTTGCATACAGCAGACCCAGCAGAGACAGGCACAGCGACAACATCTGAAGCGGCTTATACATCTTATGCTCGCGTGTCTATTTCGCGCACAACAGGATTTACTGTCACAGGTAATCAAATCGAAAACGCGGCGGCGGTTCAATTCCCACAATCTACTGGTGCTGGTTCTGATGTCACTCACTTTTCTATTGTAACAACTGCATCGGGCGCAGGGCAGATTATCCTTCGTGGCGCATTATCTGCATCTGTATCTACTGGTGTAGGTATTCAGCCACAATTCGCGGCGGGGGCTTTGACAGCAACGGTAGATTAATGATTAGAAACCTAAAGCAATATTGCGAAGGTACACTAAACTATTCGCCATTTTATAAATCATCTCTGCCTAATGCAGGGGCGATGAGATATGTTGATTTATCAATGGGTGCTGGAACGCCAAAGTTTAACGCATATGTTGGTGGTCAATATGAGGCAACAGTTCTAACTGGGTCTGGAAACGCTGGAATATATGTTGGAAGTGGCGATAGGTATGTTAATAGATTAACAGTAAATACAACTACGGCAAACTCAATCCCATGTCACTTAATGCTATGTGACTATCTTATGTTTTACCCACTTATAGATTTAGATAGTACAGATTTACAGGAGTTAGATAATACAGCTACCTTAACAAGATATACGGATGGTGTTAATGTTCAAGTCATGGCTGTGGTCACAACGCCAATGGCGGCCTCTGTTAATTGCAATGTGAACTATACTAATGCGCTAGGGGTAGATGTCACAACTTCGTTTACTCTAATATCTAACGCTAATATTGGTGGCATAATTTCAAGCGCATCTACTCAAAGTACAGCCACAACAGCAAATAGCCCATTCCTGCCTATAAAAGACGGATGCAGGAAAATAAACTCAATTCAGTTAGTTGGTTCTGCTGGTGGTTTTGCTTCGTTTGTTTTGGTAAAGCCATTAATTCAATTAGCATTGTTAGAATTAGGCGTTCCAAACGAATTAGAGCCAGTTAGACAAATGGGGCAAATGAAGAAAATATATAATGGCGCTTATTTGAATTTTGTTGCATTGCAAGGCGGGTCTGCTGGGGCAACGGGTATCCAAGGAATTTTAGAAACAATGAAAGTAGAGGAATAAAATGGGTTTTTCAAGTTTGGATGATATGGTTTCAGAAATTACTGCGGGTAAATTTCACCGCGCAGATGTTAATAAGATAACTGGTGCATCAGCGTATACTGCTGGTCGTTGGTATGATATGAGTTTGCTTAACGGCACACCGATTGCCAATGCGTTTGCTGGTACGGCGTTGACATGGAAAACGTGTGATGAGACAACTGGCAACGGTACGCAGATATTTGGTATTCCGCATGGTGGTAACGTATCACCTGATACGAAGCACATCGTCAATGTTTCCGCGTTAACGGCGGTTGCAACGGGTGTTCCAGCGCAACTTATGCTAGTTGATTTGCAAGGTTATTGGCCGAGCATTTCTAACAATACTACATCTGCTCAAACATTACTTGGCACTCCTACATTGAGATACACAAACGGCGCGGGTTGTCGTTTATTCCAAGTTCAAACGGCAGCGGCAGGGGCAACAGCGCAGAATATTGCTTTGTCTTACACTGATTCTGCTGGTAATGCTGGAAATGCGCTTCCAGTAACAGTTTCAATGACAGCCTCTGCAATCGCGGGGCATATTTCTCATTCTGGTACAGCAGCCAACAACTATGGCCCGTTTTTACCTTTAGCGTCTGGTGATACTGGCGTTCAGAACGTGGCAACAGTCACCATGTCTGCGGCGAATACTGGTACTTTTGCGCTATGTTTGGCAAAACCATTGCTAACAATACCAATTACAACAGTGTCAGTTGCGGCGGAGCGTGATTTGGTTAACCAGTTACCTTCATTGCCACGGGTAAAAGATGGTGCGTGCCTTGTTTGGTTATATTTTGCTGGTGCGGCTACGGGTGCGAGTACCAATTTCTATTTATCATCTGAATTTGCGTGGGGATAGATGCTTAAACGTGTTGGCGCAAACTTAAAGACATTACCGCTCCGCCATCTTGGTGGCGGTACTTTGTCTGGTTTGCGTTCAAACTATACAGGCACAGAAAGATATAATCAGGCTATCGGGCAAGGTGGTATAACCCAATACGCTGGGCTTGGTTGGGGTCATTTACCCCCTTCAACTTGGTTAATGCCGTACAAGGCTGGCGCTATATCATCAAGAAATGACTCGCCATTAAAGTTTACAACTGGCTCCTTAAATGTTGCCAAGGGTATAAATGTCACTGGCAACACTAATATATTATTTACTGCATCTGGTGCTGGGCAAGCCGTTGCATCATTGCAAGGTGCTGGAACAATAACATTTGTATCATCTGGAGCTATGTTTGCCCCATTTAATATGGTTGGCGATACGACTATTACCTTCGCCTCATCTGCCACATTAAGGGCTGATGCGTCAATTACTGGCTCTAGCACTATACAATTCGACACAAGCCTAACAACAGGCGCAAACGGTTTTATGGTTGCTATTCCTATTAGTACAGAATTGACTGCGGACACCGTTGCCTCTGCTGTATGGAACGCATTAGCGGCATCAAATTCAACGGCTGGAACAATGGGTGAGAAATTGAATGATGCTGGTTCTGCATCAAATCCTTGGACTGAAATAATTGAAAGCGGTTATACTGCTGCTGAAATCCTGAAATTGATAAGTTCTGTTCTGTATGGTAAAACAATAATAGATGGGACAACGGTAAAATTCAGGGACATCGCTGATTCAAAAGATAGAATCACTGCCACAATGGTTGGAAGTGAAAGAAATACAGTGACAATAGATGAGAGTTAAAAATAAATATTAGAGGCGTGATGACCTGCGATTTCAACTCAATTGCCAAAAACCGAATCACAATCCAAAGCCCGACTGAAACGGTTGATGCTTATGGTGGGCGCACAACTTCATTCACAACCAATTCAACTGTCTGGGCGCAAATTACCCCCGTTTCAGGGCGGGAATTATTCAATCAAGGGGCGGTTCAATCAAGGTTGAGCCATAAAGTTTTGATTCGGTATCAGGCAAGCTTGAAAGACATTAAGTCGTCATCTGATTATCGTATATCCTTTGACGGGCGTTTGTTTGGGGTTCAGGGCATTCGCAACCTTGACGCGGACATGAAAACCGAGGGGCGATTCTTTCAAGAGCTATTGTGCGAAGAAAACGGCGCAGATGTGAATGGGTAAGGGTCGCATAGAGATAACTGGCGACAAAGAATATATTGCACTCGTCGAGCGCATCAAAAAAGAGCTTCCTAAGCGTCTGGACGCGGCCTTGTTCACAGGTGCTACCGATACCATGAACGAAGCGAAAAAGTCTATCCAAGGCCACCAATCAAGCGGGAATGTGTATCAAAGAGGCTCAATAAGTCACACGGCATCCACGGCAGGCAATCCCCCGAACTCGGACACTGGTAATCTGGTTCAAAACATTACAATCCAAAAAATCAATGGCGGTTACGATATAGGCTCTCGAAAGGGCGCACCTTATGGGGTTCACCTAGAATTCGGAACGTCAAAGATGGGGGCTCGGCCTTGGTTGACCCCTGCTTTTTATTTGGCTTTGGAAAAATTAAAAGTTAAGATGATTTCCAGATTGAGAGAAAAAGTATGAGTGACACCTATTTGACATTGTTGGCTGCGGTCATTGCCAGATTAAAGGCTGACGGAACAATCACGGGCAAAGTCAGCGATAGGATTTACTCGGATGTAGTGGATAATCCGACGTTTCCTTTTATTCGCGTTGAAATTCAGTCTCAAGATTATTCGGTTAAAGACACGGCGGGCATGGAACACACCATCCAATTTTCTGTGTTTTCTAGGAAAGTTTCACCGGACGAAGCGGGGCAAATCAGGGCACGCATATATGATTTATTCAATCGTCAAGAAAATGCTTTGTCCGCGATACCAATTTCAAATATACTCTTTAACGGGGTGTCCTTAATCTTTAAGGAAGCCGACGGGAAAACATGGAATTCAATAGTTCAATTCAGGGCAGTTGCCCTTTAACTTTAGAAAGGTTTTAAAATGGCACAAGGATATGCAGGACGCTTGGTTTTGCTGGCAATTGAGACAGGTACAGAGGGTGCTGGAACTTATGTTTCTGTCGGAGGTTTGCGCGACACAACAATAACCGTAAGTAACGCCACGGTTGATACAACCTCGAAAGAAAGCGCAGGGATTCGCCAATTGCTCGATGCAAAAACGCTCAATTCTGTGTCGATTTCAGGTTCAGGCGTGTTCCTCAATGGCGCGGAATTAAAAACAATTCGTGATGCGGCTTTGGCTGGTGACCATAAGAATTTCAGAGTTACAACTGCGGGGACAGCAACGGCTGGTGTGACATACACAGGCCAATTTGCAATTACATCGTTTGAGGAAACAGGGGCTCACGATGGCGAACAGCAATATTCTATCAGTCTAGAATCCTCTGGAACGGTGACGATTGCCGCCCTGATATAATCGACGATAGATTTTTTTCTCCTGACGGGTTAAACTTGGGTTGCTGTAATGGCAACCCTTTTTTATTGGAGTTTTTATGTTTGAAAAGAAAAAGAATATATCGGGAGTTTTCGCCATAAATCTTTTGGGGCAGGACAGGCAGCTAAAAGCAACTTTTGGTGCAATCGAAAGGCTTGAAGAGTCAGGTGTTCCAATCCTCAAAAGGCTTTATGACGCGACAAGCATAGCCCCTAGATTTGTCGATATTGTGGACGTTATCTGGTACGGGCTGGCAGGAAATAAGGATACGCGCTTAACCCGCGACCAAATAGGGGAGGCTGTTCTTGCGGAGGGGTTAGACAAATTCGCCCCTGTTTATATCAAGTTTTTAACATACTGCATTACAGGCGAAAAAAGCGGGGTGGAAAACCCGCTTGAAAAAAAGTAGTTGACCTGTCCTTTTATCCGCTTGAAGAATTTTATAAAATTGGGATGGGTGTGTTAGGATACACGGGCGAGGAAATGCAGAATATGACGATTGTCGAATTTAACTTAGCTTTCGATGGATGGCAGTTGAAAAAGGGCAATAAAAAACAGGGCGTGACCACAAACGAACTTTTAGAGGAAATTGCAAGATGTCAACAACTGTCCAAGAAGTAGTCGCCAAATTTACGGGCGACGACACAGACTTACAAAAGACGGCGGCCTCGGCAACGGCTGCAATGGCAAAATATGCCGTTGCAGGGATTGGGGTTGCCGCTGGTGCTTTGGCATTGATGACGAAAAACAGTATGAATGCAATCGACGCAAACGGGGACTTGGCAAAGTCTGTTTCGGTTTCTGCTGATAAATTTAAGAGCATGGTATTGATATTTGAGGAAGCAGGCTCGAGCGCAGAGGGGCTTGTTTCATCAATGGGTATTATGCAGAGAAACCTAGCTGACGCTGCGGGCGGTGGAGAGGCGACAACTGCGGCTTTCAATGCTTTGGGCTTAAAGGCGCAAGAATTGATTGGATTAAGCCCAGATAAGCAGTTCGAAAAAATAGCAATCGCAATGGGTGGAATCGAAAACCCAACGCAACGTGCAGGCGTGGCAATGGACATTTTCGGGCGTGGGGCTTTGAAAATGACCGATATTTTTGTCAATTACGCAGAGAAAGCAAAAAACGCCGCAGACTTTCAGGACAAATTTAATTTACGCTTAAACGACATAGACACTGAAATCGTAGGCGAGGCAAACGATGCAATGGCAAGGGTTGCAAGCACTGTAGGGGGGCTTGGTAACACGATGGCGGTTCAACTATCCCCGATTATAACAGACGTTTCCAACCGCTTTCTTGATGCTGCGTTCTCAGGACAAAGCATGAATGACGTGGTTTCTGGCGGGATAGGGATCACGGCAGATTTTATCGATGTTTTAAGAAAGGCCGTTCTAGGCTTTCAAGTTTTATTTTCTGGGGTCGAATCCAGTATCGCGTCCATGGCTGGAAAAATTCAAGAGGCAATGAATTTTATAAAAGGTGAGCTTCG